TGTAACGATAGCTACTATGTTTTGTATTGATAATCCAAACTTTGCGTTTTGTAGATTATCTACCAATTGTTCTGCGTCTACTTGTTTCGCCATTTTATTCTCTCCTTGATTAACAACAAGTGCAATTACAACAATCACATTTCATTGTATTTCTCCTATTTATGATAATTAATAATTTTAAATCTACTGTCTATCCAACATTTTCCATAATACAATATACCTAACCATATTGTAAACAATACTCCGTCAAAGTATCCTATTGAATTCCATATTTCAACGATATCCATTATAAGTCAAACCCAAATGAAATCATTAAAGTTTCGTTGTGGAAACTATCTGTATTGTAATAATATGCTAATGATAAATCTACAATACCTGCGTCAATACTACCACCTAATGTGATATAATCAACTTCAAATTCTGATTCTGTGTAGTATCCTAATTTAAAACTTGCGATACCTAAGTCGTATTGTCCACCTAATCCGATTGAATTATAATCTTCAAACACTTTAACATCTGATGCTAATGTGAAGTTTCCAAACTTCTGTCCAACACCAATACCTACTGACATAGGTAAATTAAGTGATTGGTCTAAAAATTTAGTTTCACCACCGACATCTTTTAATACAATACCGACTGATGTATTACCGAACTCTTTGTAAGCACCTAAGTCAAATCCATAATTCATATCAATATCTAAATCATCAATAAAACTATGATTGTATAGATTTAATCTTGCTCCAAACATCCAGTCCTTGATTTGAAAACCATACCCACCACTTAATCTAAATGATGCGGATTCAAAATCTCCAAGTATAATACCACCTTGGTCTGCTTGTGTTTGTTCACCATAGTTAAAGTAAAATAATTCACTTGACCAACCTAAGTCTGATGTGTATAGAATACTTTGGTATCCCATATCATCTGTTAGGTTTGGTAACCAATCTACATATGATATTTCTTGGTGTGATTCTCTTAGTCCTGCAAACGCTGGATTATGAAATACATTTTTCACATCTGCGTGTGCTATACCGACATTACCCATACCGGCACTATTTACACTTGGATTAAGTGTAAAGACATTGTTTGCTTGTGCAAATAATGTTCCTGTTAATATTAATAAACTTAATAGTTTTTTCATAATTACTCCTTATTTAATAATTGTAAATTTCTTAGATTTAATTTTGTTTTCAGTTTCCATTACGAATAGATAAACACCAGATTCTAATTCTTGGTATCCACCAAAACCTTCACCTATCGCGTCTGGTAAATCTGAGAAAGTGTATGTGTGCATTCCGTCGTTAACGACTTCATCTAATAAAGTTCCAACCTTTTGACCATTAACATTATAAATACTAATTGATACTTGTCCTGTTGACTCCATATAGAATTGGAAGTTAATTGAGTTATGTTCACTATCATTATATGGATTTGGATAAACATAAGTCATCTCGTCTTCACTTGGTTGTCCACCACCAAATGCCCAAAACTTATTCCATATTCTAATCTTACCACTTTGTCTTTGCATTAGTAAGTCATCACCTGCTGGATTACCTGCATTAGCTTTACCTACAAATTGTAAGTCTGCTTCTGTCCACTCTTGATTATTGTTTTCGTTTAACCTTGAGTTAAATACCAATTGTAATCCAACCAACTCTTCAGTCAAATAATATTCTTCTGGTGAATTGTTTGGTGAGTTTTCTAATGCTCCAAATGAAATTACTTTATATCCCTCTTCGTCTATTTCACTTTCGTTTAGATAAGTCATCCAAGGTCCTGGTAAAAGTCCTGTTTGAGCGTCAATAAATTGAAGTTGTTCTTCTTTGTATCTAACTTCAAACTCAAATCCTGCTACCTTAGTTGGTAGTCCTGTTATTTCATCTAAACTTGGTGTAATGGTTAAAGGAACTACAACTTGATTACCCATTTGAACTTTAACACTTCCGTCATCTGGTAATGATAAACTAACACCTTGTGTGTTGATTATACTTCTACTACTTCCGTCGTAAGTGTTGTTTGTATTGGTGTATGTCCAAGCACTTGGTGCGTCATCACAATCTGCGTTTACACAAGTGTCGTTCCAAGAATTTTCACCTGCTTCTCCGTTTTGAACCGTGTGTGTATCCCAACGATAGTATGTTGCTCCTGTGTATGCGTCTTGATATCCGTCTCCATTTTGTTCTTGAACCTTTGTTCCTGATAAATTCATATCACCAGTAAAGTAAAGTGCTACATCATCTGCTGTGTAGTCTGGATTTACATCTCCGTCTGTTGTTACATCTGGGTCATCAAATGTTGATGTTCCACCCAACACTACTACTTGTAAAGTATCATTACCTGTTTGGACATCATCCATCATTGGATTTAACCAAATAACTCCACCTGCGTCTTGTGTTAAAACATCTGTTTCTTGGTCTAAGTCGTCGTCCCAAAATGCCGTGAACTCTCTTCTTTGTTTAGTGTCACCCCCTCTAAGTGCTTGATAGTAATTAAGAGTTTCTGCATTTCCGTTTGATTTTAAGTTGTCAATACTTGACCATTGTTGATAAGTGTTTCCATTAACGTGTGTATATGATGTTGAAAATACTCCACTTGTATATGCCCATATAAAGTAAGCGTCATTTAATTGAAACAAGTCATCTCCGTCTACATCACCAATCAAATAAGCACTTGGTGAATCTACATTGATATCACTTTCGTTTACAAATTTGTTTGATTGAAAATTGAATGCTGCGATTGCGTCATTAATGTTTGTAATCGCTCCTCTATCTAATTCTAATTGTGTATGTTGACCAATGTCGTCATCTGCGTTTGGTGGCCAGAACGATACACGATAAGTATTGTTTCTTGGTAATTGAATATTGTAATATCCATTTTTATCTGTGTAGGTGTAATCAAAATAAGATACTCCTAAAAATCCTTTACCTGGTAATGCTTGGTCTGCAAATGTTGTTGTTCCGTTTGTATCGGTCATTTTCAAATAGTAGTATGTTCCATTTGTATCTCCGATAACATCATCAGATAAATCTTCATCTGCTGTGTTTGAATCATCTGCCACATCTTCAATATCATACCAATTAGAAAATGGTGTATTATCATCTACATCTGGATTGTCTTCATCTAATTCAAATACAACTTTCCAATAAGGATAAGTTTTCTGAACAAATGTATCATCATCTACTCCGTCACTATCTGTGTCGGTTTTCTCTCCAATGTATCTACCGAAACCTTCAATATCAACAAGTTTTGGGTGTAGAGTAATGTCTCCTCTTGCACCACCATTGTTAGTTGAATCTGTTCCCCAATTTCCGTCAATATAAACTTTATAGTCTAATAGATAATCATCACTTACATAAGTATAATATCCTGTGTTTCCACTATAATATGTTGGTATTCTAAATGAGTGTGGTTGATAATTATCAGCTACATCATTGATTCTAAATTGTAATTTTAATACTTGTTTTTCAACTCCATTACCACCACCAAATGTGTAGTCTGGTGTTCCATCTGAGTTATCATCAACTCCGTGAGATACCATAGTAATTCTTAACCAATCATAATCTGAATCAACTGCTGATTGTTCATTACCATTACTTTGAATACTATCCGTATATCCTACATTAGAAAAGTAAACTACTTCAAAAGAATAATCTGCACCTGAACTTTCATCACCTTCAGTCCAACCTGATATATGTGAACCTTTGACTACTCGTGAGTTTCCTTGACTCCAAGCATTGATTGATGTTTCTTGATTGGTTCCGTCGTTTTCCACCCAAGTAATTAAATCATTGTCAAATGCAATATCAAATCTAACTGATGTAATATCTTGACCTACATCATCAAGAGTGACTTCTATTTCTAAAACGTCATCTCTCCAAGAATCAAAATTATTGTTTAGATAAGCTGGTTGGTCTTTATCATCTGCAAGAAAATCTTCTAAATTAACTGTTTCTTGAGCTTTCCACCAATATTCTGGTGTGGACCAATTACCTATTTGTTTAACTCTTATGATTGGACTTTGTGCAAAGACCATTCCAAACATAACTGCTGTCATAACCGTATTTTTTATAAAACGAAACATTGTTTTCTCCGTTGGTTTATTTCAATAATAAATATAAGATTGTTAAAAATTAGACATCAAAACGCACTATGAAACTGGTTTCAATGTCGTCTGATAATTTTATAGGTTTAGCAAGTTTTCCGTGAGCCAAGAGCTCATTATTTTCACTATATAGTCCAATATCAGTTACAAAAGGTTTAAAATTAGACTCAGTTACAAATCCTAATGCCTCTGATGCTGCATTATAAAATGTAGCATAACTTCCTGTTCCTTGTCCTGTTGGTTGGTCACCTGGTCCAAAGTAATTGGACATAGATACAACACCCTCAGCCATTGTAATACTACCACTTCTATCTGGTGTAATACTAATATTTGTAGTTGTGTTGAACTCAAATGGTTTTACTCTTACACGATATTCATATTGATAGTGAGTTTGAGTTGCTTTATAATCTAAACTATATGAAGTTCCAAATCCAACATCTTTATATGAACCCGTATCAGTCATTACTAATAGTCCTTGTTCATAGAAAATGTTTCCTACTTCTGAACCACTTCCACGAGTTGCGGCAGTAGTTGAACTACCACTTAAAAAATTATTTGTTTTGAATGTTGAGAAACTTGCTGAATGATTGTTATCATATAGATTACCTTCCCCGTCATCTCTGATATCAAATGTCTGTCCACCAACCGTAGCTGATAGTTCAATACTACCTGGTTTTATTTTTTCACCATACAATTCTCTCGCTACACTAATTACTGATGCTGAGTTATGTAGGTTTCTATTCATAGAACCAGTATTTACATATTCTCTTCCGTGTTTAGAATAAAATAGATTGTGCAACATAGTATATGTTGGTAATCCAAAGTAATTTGTAGATACTGAACCTGTTGTTATTGTTATGGTTGCGTCTGATGAACTGACATAATTAAACTTAGAACCTGAACGAGCTTTAATAGCAAATACACCACTACCACTATCGTTGTTAGTGAATGTAAAGTTCTTAAAGGATTGAAAGGACTTTATAGTTGCGTCGTTATCTAAGTCAAGATTTTTGAACATTAGGTTGTCCTAAAAATCAAGTTTCACTTTAATAATAGCTTCCCTTGAATATGATTTTAATAATGGTTTACTTAGTTTAGCAATTGCTAATAACTCATTCTCATCATTGTAAAGACCAACCTGTGTAATAAAAGTTTTAGGGTCTTTAAAGAAAGTTCCTTGTGTTAGACTTCCGTCTGAACCAGTAGAGAAAGTTGGATTAGAACTAAAATTAAAGTCTTTATTATTTGCTCTAATAAAGTAATTTGTTGAACTAATTTCTTCTTCTCTTCTTGCTTGGAAACTTGAACCTGATTTAATTGAGTTATAGAACTTTTGTGGTCTATTATCAAAAGTATCCGAACTTCTCGGATTTACTGGGTCCGCTATTCCACCACTCGCTTCCATTTGAGATGCGTCTAACAATATAATTCCTAAGTCTGGATAGAATAATCCTAATCCACCACCTGGTTGACTTGCTGCTGCTGTATTGATTCCGTCATTGATAGAACCACTAACAACATTAAATACTCTACCACCCTCATTTACGGTTGGATTAAGTCCAGCACCACTATCATCAATTAGTTGAATCTTTGCAGCTTTACCTGACATCTGACCTGTTAATTGTAATTCCCAATTACCTGGGTCAATCTTTTCTCTTTGTCTTGCTCTTTGGAACGAGATAAAGTAGAAGTCATCACTTGATGATGGTGCACCTGTAAATGTAAATTCATCTGTGTTTGGTGCCAAGATAACATTTCTAAATTGTCTATATAGAGCTGCTGTCTGTCTACCACCAGTTGTTAGTTTAGTTGTGTTACCTGCTGAACCACTTCCGTGAATATTTGCATATCCAACTGCGATTTGTGTTTCTGCAGATGTGTCTGTATTTGGGTCTACATTATATAATTCTAATACTGAACCCGTAATATTTCCATTAGATGATTGAGTAAAAAATCCAGTAAGAGTTGAACTTCCACCCGTCCACAAACCACTTGATATGGTTGTTCGTTGATTTTCAACTACATCATTTTCTGGATTAAATCTTTGAAATGCCATTATCTACTCCTTATACTTTACTTGGGTCTGCTTTTACTGAGATAGCTACGGTGAATTGTGCACCTGAACTATTACCAGTTACTGACAAGTTTGTGTTTGTTAACGTTGTTAATGACCTTGAAATAACTCTTACACTTTTACCGACAACTGATATCGAACGTTTTCTTTCTGCTTCATTCATAAATACTGGTGTTGTTGCTCCAGCGTTAATGAAGTCTTGGTCAAGTCTACCATTTGGAAGTCTTCTTCCACCACCACCACCCGTTAATGACATATTAGCAACATCTGCATTAAACAATGTAAATGTATATGTTTCATTAGGTGCGTTTCTTGTGTTAGGTGTTACGGCTTGTGTGATACCAGCTCCATTGAAAGTCAATGAAGGACTTGGTAATTCCAATATAGGAAGCTTATTTGTTTCCTTTGGAAGTGTTGTTAATTTATATCTCATTAATTGATTTTCATCTACGAATGCTTCTAATAACGGCATATTTTCTATTACTGCCGCATAAAAGTTTGACCCATTTGGGTGCGCTGTATCGTAAAGATTGTAATCAACCTCGTCGTCTGCTAATGCAAACTTCGTAATTTTAAATTCGTTCTGCCCTCTTGCCAAAAGTTCACGACCTTTTTTTGTCAAAATTGCGTCTACTGTTATACTTGTATTATCTAAAAATCCCATTTTATTTTACTCCTGTGGAAATGATATAACTATTCTTTTTCAATAATAAATATAAGAAAGTTAAATTTTCCATTGTTTTATTCTGTTCGTAATTTACTTGTATCTGAATCTTGTGTCTTTAATACGGTAGGTGCAACTTCATTAACTATTACTGGTTCTTCCCCGTCAATTGTGTTGTCCCTGGTTAAAATATTTCCTTGATAAAATGCTCTAAACAAATTAGTTGATACTGCCATACTTTCAACATCTGATGCTTTGAATGATGAACTATATGCAACACTCGGTCCAATAGAAGCACTCAATGAACTTGAGTAAAAGAATTCTCTCTCTTGAGACTTTTCTGATAATCTTGAACCTGAAATATTAGGTTGTAATACTTCTGTAAATATATTGTTATGTGAACCAGAAGAAATACTTGCCGTAGCGTATAATGTTCCATACTCTCCTCTTTTGTCTATACCATTTAGTATCATTAAAGAACGATTGTTTAAAAATCCTAATGATGAACCCGTATCAAAAAATGCTAAATTAATCTCTCCACCATAGGTTGTATATTCACCACTTGTTTGAAAATAGTTGTTATCAGAACCAGTAATAAATCTTGTTACTTGTATTCCGTCCTCAAAGTGTCCTGCATTTTCAAAAAATGTATTTTCAAATTCTGGTTGTCTTCCTATAATTTGTTTATTTCTTTCTAAGATGTTTGGTTCAATCAATACACCGACACTTGTTTTTGCTCTTGCTGGAACTAATTGTAAAAGTGTATCGTAAACACTACTATCATAAAATTGTAGTATTCTTAAATAATCAAAGAAGTTATTTGACATATCATATCGTTTAAAATATTCTTTTCTTAAATGTCTTAAATCTTTATAAGTTTGTTTGAATTGGTCTCTTGGGTCACCAATGTAATCATCAAAATTAAAGTCTGCAATACTATACATTATGTCTTCGTTTACTACATCAACCGGTGAGAAATAAATTCCCAATGAGTGGTCGTCAAGTGGTGCAAAATCGTCATTAGATTCTTCTCGTCTTTTATCAACTAACAATGAACCTGTTCCATTTACATCTCTTGGTATATCGGAATCCTCAACTCTAATCTTAGTTGCATTTCTACGAGTTGGTCCTAAACTTGGCACTCTTAATTTTTCTTGGTCCACTATTGTTCGTGAGAAGTTTCCTGTAAATCCATTTACATCAACTGATTGTGCTTCTGTATATAATGATAAATCGTGTGCGGTATTTGAAGAAGTCGCTGATGATGATAAATTTTTGTTTTCATCTAATTGATAACGAACTAATAATTCATCAAATGATGATGAATAACTATTACCATTATATGCTTTAGGTGTTCTTGTATGATTATCAAATACACTTGAACTTAATGGTTCTGACCATAAACGATATTCCATTAATGAACCAGTAAATTGATTTCCAAATGAACTACCACTACCACCTAAGTAAACGTGTCCACTTGAAGTAAATGCCGCATTAATTGCAGAAGATGTTACTTCCATACTTTGACTATCTTGATATAAAATCTTTTGTCTTGTTGATTCGTAATACTTTGTAGTTAATTCAAATGATGAACTAGCGTAAATACTATCATCATCAAATTCTGTTCCATTACTTGCTGACTTTCTTGTCAACATTACTGACCACATTTCATCATTATAAAATGGTTGTTCTGATGAAGTGATGTAATTTACACTTCCGTCTGAACCACTAATGGTAAATCTTAAATGTCCATATTCATCTGTTTCACCATTATCTTCTAATGATATAGCAAAGTTGTCATCTTTTTGTAAAATTACTTGGTCCTGTGACTTAGGACTTCTAAATCTAAATTCTATTGTGTCTGGAATTAATCCGTCAGAAGCTGCTTTCCAATTAGATTGAATATATTGTGCCGCTCTAAAATCTGTTGCTCTTGTAAACTTTCTTTTGATTTCATAACTTACTCTTGTTCCTTTATCTGGTCCACCATACTCACGAACTCTTAACATTGTGCTTGGAATACCATAACAATTTAGTAATCCTTTTAGAGAGCGCTCTGTTCCTTTTGTTTTAATAAAGAAAGGTAAGTTTGCTAATATTCTTTTCCAAATCTTTTCTGTTACCTCTTCTTGTGGTGATTCATATAAAGCTGTTCCGTCTGGATTTTTACCCAATAAATAAGTTGGTAAAGTTAATAAATCATTACCACTATATAGATTCATACCAAGTGCATTTGCATAATGTATTGCTACATCTTTCGATATACCCTCAGACATTTTATTTACTCTTACATTTAAATCAGTAATGGATTTAGTATAAGTCCATATTTCATCAAATTGTTGTCCAGTCATATCCATAAATTCTAAGAATACATTATTTTGTGTATCAGCGTAAATGTGTTCTGGTAATGAATTTCGTAATGAATTCATATTTCTTTGGTCGTAATCAGAAGACTCTGTAATTCTTCTATTGAACCAAGTATTAGCATCTGAACTACCTACTGCTGCTAATGTATATGGTGATGATGAGTTTGTCTTAGGCCAAGTTGTATCGTGGAATTGTCCAGCTGATGAACTCACATAAGATGAACTTTCAAAATACATATGATGTTCAAATGGGTCAAATGAATTTTTAACTCGTTGTCGTTTTCTTTCTATCTCTTGGATAGTTTCTAATGAACTTGAGATACTAACTAATGATGAACTATCTGAATTATATCCCTCAATTAGTTTTAATTTTTTCTCAAAGTTTCTAATTCTTGTTTCTGCACTTGAGAAATGAACAAAGTTTCCAAAACCATAATCGTCTGATTCTATTGTTAAATCAGTTGTTGTTTGACCATACTCTATATTTGGTTGAACATCTAATAAACTACCCGATACTAATATTCTTTCTATGTCTCTTGAATCATCATCAGAATCACTTAACAATCCTGTATGCGTATTGTATTGTGTTCCTTGAAAATTTATTGGATTATCTTGTGAATTAAAGTTTGGTAATCGTAAAAATATTCCGTCATCTACATCATCTTCAAATGGAACTAATCTCACACTATCAACATAGTCTGGTAATCTTTTTTCTACAAATGAAAATCCCTCACCAAACTCAATATCATTTGATAGTGGTAGTTTTGTTTTTAAAATTCTTTGCTGTCCGTCAACACCTAATACACTATTCGTAACAAGATAATATTGTGAATCAATTTTTACATAAGTTTTATATCGTTCTATATTATTCTTTACATAATTTACTCTAAATCCTTTAAACCTATTTGCTACTTGGTCATCACCTTTATGTCCATAAAGATTTACTCCGTCATTGTAAGATAAAGAAACACGAATACGATTACTATCTATAACTTCTTCAATGGTAGCAACATAATCTCTCGGTGATAAATTAGCTTGTTCTTGATTAGGATTAATAATTTCTTCATCAGCTACCTGTTTATATTTATTGGTAAATTCACCATTTGGTTTAATAATTTTTCTTTTAACCAAATCATCTTTTGAAAATGCTTTATCTCCCAATCCGTCATTAACCAATGCTGCTTTTGTTTCATCACTTACAAAAAATACTTCACCCGCTTCATCTCTACCACTTTCAACGTGTTCTCTAAATTCATCTCTTACTGCTTGAATACTTACTGGTGGATTTTTTGGGTCAAACCCTGCGTCTTTGATTGGGTCAACAATCATTTTTCCATCAACACCGATTTCCTCTAATACTACTCCACCTGGACCCAATACTTCTATTACTCCGTCTGGTCTTACGATTGTAGGTGAACCTTTAAATGTTGGTCCCTCAACTATATTCTGTGGTTTTGGTTGTGGTGCAACTACTTTTGCTTTTGGTGTTCTTGCTGGTGTAATTCTTGGTGGAGCTGTTCCTGTTGGTCGTTTTCTATTTGAACGACTTCCTGCTCCTACTTGTCTTGATTTACTTGTTGCTCTTGCCATTAGTATCTACCCCCACCTTGTCGTCTTGTTCTTCTTGTTCTAACTGGCGCTGACGCTACCTGTGGTCTTGATGTTCTAATTGGTGCCGTTGAGACTTGTGGTCTTGGTTCACTTACTTGTCGTGTTGGTGGTGGTGAAGGAACACCTAAAGCTGGTGGTGCCGCTACTCTAATTGGTTGACCACCTATACTTCTTGTTGGTCTTACTTCTCTAACTGGAACACTTGGTCTTGGTCTAACGATTTGTATTACCGAGCGAACTGGTGCTGGTCTTGAAACTTTTTTTGTTTTTCTTGTAACTTCTATCTGTTCATTTATAACTTGAATTATTGTTTCTCCGTTAGGAACTCTTTCTTTTTTAAGACCTGCTTTAATATTGTTTCTGGCATTACCTCTTTTAGATTTTACTTTTCTAACATCTACCTTAATAGGTTTTCTTTTAATAGGGGTAATTTTCTTTTTCTTTTTAACCTTTATTGGTCCACCTAAAATCTCTTGTTGTTTTACACCACCTGAACCTATAACTCCAAGTCCTGTTTTTACCTCTTTGAAATCTGGTAAGTCTTTAATGAAAGGTCCTTTTGGTGGCGGCGGTGGTGGTGGTAAAATTAAATCTTTTCTTTTTTTCTCTTCCTTTAAATCAACATCAGAAATAATTTCATCGCCTTTTGTATCGCCTTGACCTGGTCTATTTGGTTTAATATCGACCGGAAATCCACTTACGGTTTGTGGTTTAGGAACTGGTCCATTATCATCTATTGGTAATGGTTTTATTTCATCTAACACCTCTATATTTTGTGGTCCTATTCCTCCTGGTCCTGGATTTGGTGTTGCTATATCTACCCTTATTGGGGTAAAGCTATTATCTTGGACCGATAATCCTGTACTTCTTGAACGAGCACCTTGTGCTACTTCTGCTCGTCCGGGTTTCCTACGAATTCCGTCAGTTCTTCTGTTTGCTCCTATAAATGCTCTTCTTGCCATTAGTATTGCTCGTTTGCTCTTTCTTGTAATGCTCCGTCTGCTATTTCTCTTTCAATTGGGTCTGGGTCATTTAACATTATGTCAATTAATTCTTTGTTTGATATTCCGTCACCTCTAAAATCAGTTGAAGCTCCATCACCAAGAAGTCCTTGTAGATATGGTGTATCGTCATCACCATCATCTATAACAATATCACTATTGTCAGTATCTTCATCTCCATCAACTTTATATAGTTTTGGTATAACGATTTGACCACCTACCATATTCTGTGTAAATCCTCTATCAGTTGGGTCTATATCAAACTCTAAAACATGCGGGTCTTTTGGGTCAAATTTTATAGAACCCATATTTTGTCTACTTATTGGTTTGTATTGAATCATCTCACCCATTTCCGCAAACTCGTGCATATATTCTGAATTTTTTATTTTATCATCAAGTTGTAATATAAATTCTGTTCTGTCTGGTGAAGTTTCTACGAGTTGATATTTCATTTCTTTAATAAATACTTCTTCACGCATAGTCTTATCTGATTCATCACCGGTTGATTTAAAAAACTTTACTTCATCATTTACTACATCTCTATCAACTTGTCCATCAAAAATTATTCCTTTTCTATCTACAAATTGTGTAGTTTCTCTACCAGCTAATCTTCTAAGAAACTTATATGTAACATTATACTCACCCTCACTAAATCCTAAATCTCTTAAATGTTGTCCTACATCAAGGTCTACGAAGTCTCCATCATTTTGAAAGTTAACTTCATTAAGACCCATAATTTTACTAATAAGAAAGTTACCCTCCATATCATAAACATATAGAACCATAAAATCGCTTTCAAAGTCTCTACCCCAACTACTATAAACCTTTTCTGGATTAAAGTATTGGTTTCTTTCTTGTTGTGTAAATCCGTATTCTAATGCCATTATTCTGCTTCATCCGTTTGGTATGGAAAACCTAATTGTAACCAAATTTCTTGTCCTCGTTTAGTATGATATAATTGTTTGTTAATTACATCATCATATTGATAAGTAGCTAAATCACTTTTTAAAGAACGATAGTTGTGTCTATGACCACGACCACCGAACAATTTTTTCTTTTTTCCTTTTTTTGTAAATCTTTTAACATCAAGTTTGTCTTTTCTAAATTCTTTCCAACCTTCAGCGTTTTTAAATTTCTTTTTATTTCTAATGACGGTACCGATTCTCATTGGTGGTCTCTTACCTTCTATTTTAAAAAACTCGTTTAATAGTGAGTGTAATTTGTCAGTTGATATATCTGGTGTAAATTCTTCATTAAAGTAAACATTCATAACCTGAATTAGATTATCTCGTTTTGTCATTTGGAATTCTACTTGTTCGTCTGTTGCTTCTTCAGTAGTATCATCTTCTTCATCATCTTCTTCTTCGTCTGCTTCTGGTTGAAAGTAATGTGTAAATTCGTTGTCAATTTCACCCTCAAAAAAATATTGTGCATTTTCTAAACGAACTTGTTCAAATTCTTCTTCTAATGAAACACCTGGTGTTTCACCCTCAAATGAAACTAAAAATCCCTCATCATCTCTAAGTGGTGTATTGGCATCTACTGAACCAGAAATAGCTTGTTGTTGTTTTAAAAAGTCTATTTCCTTTTGATATTCTATTTCAGGACCATTAAGTATATTACTATATACTTTAGATTTTTTTGCTGCTTCACTTGGTAAATAAGGCATTGTTATCTCACAACTCTAAATTCATAATTGTCATCATAGAAGTTTATTTGTTCGTCTGTTGTTCCACTACCACTAACAACCTTAATACAAAAACGATAATCTCTTTCTGCTTGTAGTCCGTTCATTTGAACTCGGAAAAAGTTTCCGTCCGAATCACAACTAACTCTTGAACCACTACCAAAAGGTATGATTACTTCTTCAGTATCAGCGTCTCTTACTTCATATTCTACTGAAGCGCTTGGTAAATATTTAACACCTAACTCACTTGGTGTTGCGCTGAAACTTGATGAAGGATAAAGTTCTCTACCAACGACTCTAAATTTTACAATTGACTTTTCTTTATATTCTGTTTTCATATTCTTGAAATAAACTTTTAGTCTTTCTAAGTCTGTTGAACTTAATGGTGATAAACTTCCTGAGTTCCAAGATGAATCGTCCCACTCAACTTCTAACTTAGGTGGATAGATTGTATGTGTTTCCCTTGAGAAATATTTTAGGTTTCCTAATCTTGAACTATCACCCTCTTGTCCTGTATTGAAATCAAAACTTGCAGTTGCGTGATTGTTTCCATAAGAACCACTATCTTCTCTTTTAACGATAAATCCATTGTTTGGATAAACTGAACTTGAATAAATGAAATTGTTTACCAAGTCTGTTACATCTGCTCTAACATCTTTTTTATCAAATGTTAAATCATAAGATGAACTAACTTCATATTGACCATTACTCGCAGTAAACCAAGAACCACCTTCAGTCAATACTGAACCTGTTACCCAAGGTGTTTTTGCCTCGTGGTCTCTATATTGATAAGTTGCTCCATTATCAGTTACTGGGTCGTGGTCAAGTTTTCCTGAACCTTGTTTCCAACTACCACTAACCATATAAATGTGAAGTGGTTGTTCAACTTCTACTTCTTCAGAAGTTGCGTCAAATAAATTTAAATAATATTTTGCAGTAGAAGGTATTTTCCCGTCCTGTATAGACTTAGAGATAAAACTTAAATCAAAGTCAATCAATACTCTTGATACATTACCTACCGTACCATTGTTGTTTACAACTTTATTAATTTCTAATATTTCATCAATACCAGTATTTCTTGATGCTGTTGTTCCACCAGAATATAATGTTGTATCTCTTTTACCAAATTCAAAATAATGCATTATCTATCTCCCACTACTCTACCCTCAATATCGCTATTTGGGTTTTTTAATTCAAATATACTTGGGTCTAATGATGGATAAATGATTCCGTCTTTTGTAGCTGATAACATATCATAAGTATTACCACTATATCCAAGACCTGTTTCAAACTTATTCTCAATAAGTATAAGTTCGTTGTTTGGATTATTTTCTGCCGGTGGAACTAATGATACTACACCCTCACAAGTAGAAATCTGATATGCTAAGTCACTCAATATAATTGGTTGATTCATTTGCCATTTTTCTATTTGAAAGAATTCTTTTACTTTTTGTATTGTTCTAAACAACACATCATTTTTATTATACCCTCTTTTTGTAACGATATTATATTTTACACCAAAATTAATTATGTATCCGTCTTTAATATTGATAGCGTCTGTTAATAATCTATATTGTGAAAGATATGTTTTAACATTTTGTTTTACTGCTCTATTCAATCTAACCAAACTTTTACTTGCGTCATATCCTAATAAATACATATTTAATGCTAATGGATTTTTTACTTCTGTTCCTTTACTTCTTGTATCCGTTATGATTCCGTCATTAACAACTAATTGTCCGTTCTGTTCTAATTGTTCATCTTGAACAATAAATGCTTTTGCTACATTACCATATTTTTGTGGTAAAGAGTAAACTCTTGTTATGTAGTCTGCTTTTGTAACTGCTCTATTTTGTGCGTTAAAGTAAGCAGATGCATTTTGCTTTATTTCTGTAATAGTTTCTGTTGAAGCACCACCCGAAGCTGGGTCTTCATTAATAGGTGTGATACTTGCTTCTACTGCATTTAGTAGGTCAGCATCCAATCCTGTTGTAGGATTGGTGTAATTTAGTCTATTGAAAGATGTTATACTATTTGTTGATACATTATGTTCTACTGCTCCACCATAATTATAAGTTACGGTAAGTGTTGTGTTACTTGGTGCTAATCCAAATGTTCTTGTTTTTAAGAAATTACTTGGGTCAAATGACTCATCTAATCTTGATACACCAAGACCTAATCTTGAACCGACATTGTCTGGATTTGGAATTATTTCTTCATCTGCATTATCACTAATACCTGAACCGAATCTTAATTCCATTTTATTATCATCACGAACTCTTGTTGTAAATCTTCTTGATGCTTTTATTAATTTTAACAAATAAGGTGTATCAGTTTTAAATTCAGCTAACGCTGGGTCATTGAGTGTTGAATTTTCTTCATCTTCAAAAACTGTATCCTGTGCTAAAAATGGAACCTCATAAAATTTATTATTTTCACTATCAGTAACTTCAACAATACTTGTAACTTTATCATTAGATAAAATTATCTTATCGAATTCTTTTGCATTGGTAAATGAAAATGTTTCTTCTTCTCTAACACCAGATTGAGCCATACCTTTTTTAGTTAATCTAAAGTTTGTAGGAATATTACCTGATGTAGGTTGTAATGCTTTTACTTCCATATTATCTAATGAACTCGATACTTTAAAATCAACATCATCTAATAATGTAAATTCTGTTCCATTATTTGCTACTAATGTTGAATTAGATTGTATTTTTCCTGCGTAGTCTAAATCTGGTTTGTAGTTGTTAGCGTCAATGGCTACTGCTGGAACATCAATACTAAATGTCATCTCAACAATAGCAGGTGTTGCTAACCTTGGTTTATATCCATATGATTGTGCAATTGATAGAACATTTTTTCTTTCTTCTGCAAATTCAATTAAAGTTTCTCTAAATTGATTATCAACATAGTAATTCAATACATCACCAACATACGCTGCCATTTCAACAAACATCATACCTGGTGATGCTTCATTAAAGTCATTGTATTGATTTGGGAAATATGATTTCGCAAACTCTATTAAGTTTTCTCTAATGTCTGTAAAGTCTCTACCGAGATAATTTACTTCTTTTGATAATGTTTTTTTATTTGTTCCGTAGTCGGACATTTCTATTCTCCAATTCTAAAGTCAAATGATAATAATTCAATTACATCTGGATTAAGTGCTGCTGAAAACTCAACCTGAATATTGACTTGATTCTGTTCTTGTATAGTGAATACATTTATAATGTTGATATAAGGTAAGAAAGTATCAGTAGCTATTCTAATGGCTTCGTCAACCCTGTTAGGAATATCTTGTCCTTGTTCAAAGACAATATTTTTTAAACGACTTCCAAAGTTTGGTTGAAATACTCTTTCACCTGGTGTGGTAAGTAATAGGTTTCTAAGATTTGCTTTTGATTGTTCTAATACGGTTTTTGTTTTATAGAAAAATCCCTCTGGACTATGGTCCAATGGAAATCTTATTCCAACATACTTGTCTTCGTTTTTATCTATTTCTCTTACGCTTCTTGCCATTATTTACCTTATGGTCTAAAACCACCTTCACCTGTTTTCTTTTTATTGATTGCTTTCATCAAACCAGAATAATCACGAGTTAATGCGTTTTGAACATCTTCTGGCACTTGGTCTACTGAAACACCTGCTTTCTTGATTGTATCAACCGCTCCCATTTCTCTTGCTTTTTCTTTATTCTGTCCACGACCTAAATCCCCATAACCTAATACTTCTGCCATATTGTCAGAACCTAACACTCCACCACCCAATGTTGGATATTCATCTTCCATTGGTGCACCTAATGGTTTGGTTTGGTTCAATACTTCATTTAACGCTGTGTTTTTTGTGTATTGTTTTTTAGGTTTTTTGATAACCTTTTTAGGTTTAGGTTTAGAAATCGTTTCTGCTAATTTGATTTCTTTTTCTTCATTAATAAATATCTCGCTAAGTTGTTTTTTAACTTCTTTACGAACAACTAATTCAATTATATTTCTTAATTTATTTTTATCCATTATTACTCCTGTTTTGCTAATTGTGATATTTCTGCAAGATTAATTACTTGCTCTAATTGTGCTACATCTTGTTGACCTTGTGCAGCGTTTCTCGTTAATTCTTGTAATTGTGGTGAACCACCATTTTGGAAGTATCTTTGTAATGCCCTTGGACCAGCGCCATCTGATATAACATCTCTAACATCTGCTGTATCTATTTCTGGGTTATCTGGGTTACTTTCAAATTCATCAAGTGTTGCTATAAAGTCACTCGGTTCTACATCTCCACTTTCTACGATTGAATTTAATTGACCTCCTACTTGTTGTGCACTTTGTGCTAATCCATCTGCTACACCTTTCATAGCTTCAAGTTTAGCCTTTGCTCCAGCTATATCAGCTAACACACCATCAAATCCACCAAGTGCGTCAAGTCCTGGTAAACCTGGTAAACCAAGTTCATCTAATACTTCTTGAAGGTTTACCATTTCAAAATCAAATCTTGGTAACCATTCTAAACTTATAAATCTTTTAATCATTTCTATATAAAATTTTATTGCGTCATATCTAATTTTCATACCTACCATAAAACTTGGATTAGGTATTCCACCTGGTAATACTGGTGGTAGTATTAAAAAAGGTAATGCTTGTAATTCTAATTTAAGTATTTCAACCATTGGTCTTAAGTCCCCAGCTCTTTCTTTTATAAACTTAGGTAACATTATATCTCCGTCTGGATTTGCTATATCCCTTTTTTGTCCATTGATAGTTATAAAATCCATTTGACTATCTTTAACTTCTAATGTAAGTTTTTTATTACCTTGAACTAAAACATCTCCTTCTATTGAAGCTAACTTTATATCTTTTTGTGCTAATAAATCTAATTCATCTGTAATAGCTCTTATTTCTATTCTATCAGAGTTAAGTAATGTTGTTGGAACTTCTTCATTAGTCATAGAGATGAAAGAAGTATCATTATCAATAGTGATTGTTCCATCATTATTTTTATCACTACCCAATCTAATATAATTACTAAATCTACCTTGTAATAAAGTATCACCAATTTTTATATTTGTATATGGTGGATTAGTATCTATGAATTCTCCACCTCTTTCAAAATCAAAAGTTTTGTTTTCTATTTTTGTGCTTTCGTTAAAAGCTGAAAAGTTTACATTTTTAATATCTTCACTTAATCTTGATAAATAGTAATGATTTCCTTTATACTCCATACCTAACCACAATTCACCTCGTAATGGAAACTGAACTATGTTAGAATTTAATGGTAAAAATATTCTATCTTCAACTTCTTCAATTGTATCACCTTGCTCAGATATAACATACCTACCAGTAACTTCACCTACATTGATGTCATCAACACTAACAACTTCAAAGATTTCTAACTCATAAAATTTTTGAGTTTCTTTTAGTTGTGCAAGTATTGCATATAATTCACCTTTTGTTACTAATGCTCCAGTATCAAAATTTGAATCAAGTCCAGACCCTTCGTCCGTATTTATATAAGCCATTAACTTTCCTTACTGATAGAACTTTCTATTTCGTCTTTTTTGATTTGTAACTCTTGAACATCTGTTTCTATTGCACTCATCAGTTGTTCTTTTTCTGCTTCTGATAAACCGAACTCACTATCGTCAGATGTTATTCGTTTTTCAGCTGCTGTAATTCTTTGAACGATTGTTGCTAACTTGACAAGTTGTTCGTCGTTCTTTACATTGATTTCTAAATATTCTTTTAGCATAGGAACTATCTGAACGGCTGTATCTCCGTCCTTGATAAATCCCACAACCTCTTTCATCAATACTTCTAATTGTTGTTTATTGGTTTTGGAATTATCGTATATGTCCTTGAAGACATCTGATAAGGTTTTTCCCTCGAATATTTCGTAATCTTTTGCCATAGTTTTTACCTAACAATAAATAGTAAATAGTTAAAAAATAGGGATATATATTTATATACTCGTTGATTTTTTTGATTTTACCTTATAGTTATTATACGAGTCGGGTAAAACCGGCTTTTATTGTAATAAAAGGGGGAAGCACAATGAAAGACACAATCAAAATGATTATGGAAGGCGTATCTGGTATTAAAGATATGTTACTTCACATAATCGGCTTAGGTGTTCTTGTACAATTAGTATTTGTAGGGGGATTCTTAGGTATTGATATTGTTAGTAATTTGATTAATTTAGTAAACTTATTTGGAAACGCTGGGTTTGCTGGATTTATATCACTAATCGTGATACTTGGATTACTGAATAAATAAAGGTGGAATTAAAAGGGCAGTAGAAATACTGCCCTTTTTTGTTTTATAATATATCCCAACTACCAGTATATTTAGTTTCTATACTTCCGGTAGCTAAGTAATTCTTTTGTAAATTAACGTGATGTTTTTTCAGAACATTAATCACACGAGTAATGTGTTGAGTATTGGACCCAGTCATTTCTCTAATCAGAATATACAAAGCTTTCTTATTAAAGTTCTCAATGTTCTTTCTTTGTTCCATAAGATACAATACTGAATTAGCAACATCTATATCTTGTTTTCTTTTAAACACGGTAGTTAAGTTGTTGGACCAATAGTCTACGAATAAATCCATATACTCTTTCTGACCCTCTAAAACATCTTCTCTATTGGTTTCCCACAAAGCATCTCTTTTGTAATCAGTAGCTTCTTCTCCGTCAGTCTGTTTTAGTTTTTTGTAATTGTTGTTGTTGTGTAGAATCAAATAGTTCTTAGCAACAATACTAAAGTATGAGAATGCTTTACCTTTACCTTCGGTAAATTTATGCATATTCATATATAGAAAACTAACAACCTCGTGCATTACATCTGTGCTTGGAACATCAAAGTAATAAAACTTAAATGTATGAATTATATTTTCTGCCAACTTCTCAAAGGGTTGTCTAATATGTTCATTGTAAATTCGTTCTCTCATATGTGGACGAGTTTCTTTATTGTGTCTAATGATTGCGTCTTCTGTTCCTTGGTGGAAGTAATATCTTGGTGAACCCTTTTTTGCTTTTCTTGGCATTATAATTCCTTTTCTGTTATTTGATTTATCTCGTCTACTGCTTCTTTGATTGATGTAAACACTACACCGATTTCATCATCAGCTTCAAAACTACCCTTAGCATCTATTTCTTCTAAGACTTGTTTTGTATCTTGTATTCTTTGTGCATAATCTTCAATCCAAGTTTCAAGTCGTTCTACTTTTCTTAATTGATTGAATGTAGTCCAACCTAATGTGATTGCGATTACACTTAGTAATATGTATCCTATCATTTTTTTGGTTCTCCAAATAGTTCGTTAAATATATCCTTAGCGTCTGTGGTCTTGGTATTGAACTTTTCCTTAACCTCAGTATCTACTGCTTGTTTGATTTTGTTTACTGATTGTTCAACCTTAGCAGATTCTTTTTTGTCTTCTCTGTGCCACTCATCATACTCGGTGTGTGTAGCCATCATATCTGCCTGGTGTATAATGTAAGCGATATTACTTTTTAGATTCCAAGCTGGATTATATCCTTTTAGATATTTTTCATTAGCGTCTTCATAAAGTCCGTCAGCTAATTTCAATCCAAGATATTCCCACTCAGACATTTCTATTCCGTAATGTTGTAAAATAAATAATGACCTATCCGTAACATTCATATATGAAGATATGTTTTCATTATGAGTATAGACTTCACCCATATTCTTTACTCTCCAATCATTGTCTTGAATGATATAATAATCATTACCCTCTAAGTCTCCAATCTTTCCTAAGTCGTGGTGCATAGCAGCGAATATTAATTCTTCATCTGTGAAATTAATCATAGCTCCATTTGACACCCAGACATCTTTAATTTGTTTTGACATATTGATAACGTGTAATATGTGTTCTACATATCCACCCACCATAGCATTGTGAAATGCTTTTTTAGCACTTGCTGGTGCCACGACCATTCTGTCTTCAAAGTCGTCATACATCTTGTTTAGTTTTTCTAATCTATCTCCACTAAATGTATTGTTGATAATTGTTCGTAAGTCTTTCCAATTACCTGTTATTTGTTGTTCTGTTAACTGCTTCATTTTTCAATAACCTCGTATCTATTTTTTGTTAATCTTATATCTTTTTCATTTCTCAATCTATTTCTATATGGTGTCCATTTTATTCTTAATCCCCAACCACCCATATGTTCAATTATATCTTTTTTTGTAACTGATTTTCTTCTTCTTATAAACTTAACTATTTTATCATAGGATTCAGTTTTAGAAATAGTTTTTAAATCTTCTATCGTTGACCAATTATCAAACCAGCTCAATACTCTACCACTCCATTTAAAGTCTGGTAATAGTGGATTTAAATAGTCTTTTGCCTCTTCTCTGACATTTGGATTATCTAACATATTTTCTATCGTTGATAAGAAATCTTTTTCTTCATACAATAATGGATAATCTTTTCCAACCATTTCTGGATAACATAATTTATTTGGTAATACATAAGGAACACCTTGACTTAATCCGTCTGTTGTAGATATGGACCAAGCACTATAAGTTTTAAAACACCCAACACCCATATGCATTTTACGAACAAAGTTTAGATATTCTTCTCTACTGGATAACTTAACTCTTTCGGCATAAGGTCTGTCAAGAGTTGTTAATGTTGTAAAGACTTTAAAGTCTTGTCTTGTTTTATATAACTCGTCCATTTGTTCTACGAACCAACTATAACCAGTATAATCATTATCTCTATGATTGAATAAAATTGTTTTAGGTTCATACTCGTGGTCTGGTGAAACATCATCAATACCAAGATAGTGTGGTTGAATAATCTTTTCTAATTTACCAACTTGTTTATTATTTAAAAGTTCCTTACTTTTTTCAATAGTAAATTCTTTTAACCATTCTGAATTAACACCACACTCTTCCATTTCTAATACACCCAATAAATTCTGTGATAGCATTGTTGGTGTATAGTTTGAGTTTTCTTTTACTTCAAACCAATGTGAATAACCAATAATCTTAGGTGATAGATTTGTAGAGTTCTTAAATAAATTACTTAATGCTAAAGTTTGTTCTGGTAAATGTGAGTATACAATATCATACTCCTCATTTCTCCAATCAATAACTTTTAATATTTCATCAGCGTTAAAGTGTGTTCTCATTTTGTTCGGATAACTTGGCATACTGATTATCAATTGTTCTGTGTTTTCAAATTGTAAACTCTTGACATGCTTTGATGTTAGTATTGTCCAATGTATGTCGTGACGAACTTTATTTAATTCATTGATAACATTTCTCAACACCACGACATAAGAGTCTTTTTCTAAGTCTTTCTGAAAAGTTTCGTTTGGATATACGAGTATTCTATACTTGTATGCTTTGTCTTGATTGTATTCAATGAAACTATTCACTTCTTTTTACAACCTTATGATTAAGAATATTGTCAAATATAATATTAATATCAAGAATTTTCTTCCACATAGCCATAGCTGAAGTTCCACTTGGTGTCAATCTTTGAGCTACTAAAATAATTTGGTCAGCTCCTATTTCAGCTGCGTATCCAGCAGCTTGTGAAACATCCTGTCCTCTTATTTCTTCTTTTTTAGCTTCAACAACTATTGTTTTGTTTCTACCAGTAACTAAGATATCTGGTCTACCAATGTTAAGTTCAGTTTCTATTGAAACTTGTTCATCAAATTCATCTAATGAAACTCCCCACTCTTGTCTTAAAAGGGCATTTTCTTTAATAACTCGTTTATACTCATCACGAACGTCGTGATTTTCTCCTATGACCTGTGTGCCAACTTTAGAACGCCTCCTAAATCCGTGCTCTTTCAACCAATCCTTAACCACTCCAATCATTTCTTTTGACTCATCTTTTGTCATATCAATTCCCGATTTCATCATAGTTGGTGGAATACCCTTGATAAGTCTTACTTCAACCCATAAGTTTTCTGCTCTACTCGAAGGTGGAAATTGATTAAACATAAGAATCTTTCCGTCTTTCGAAGTGGTATCAATACCAGAAGATTTAAAGTTAATACCGGCTGTCTCTGATGACCAAGCATAAGGACCTTTTACTTCACCATAAACATTGTCAACCAACTCTGGATTAGTTGAACCATAATACTTTTCAGCTGTTTGTGGATAAAGTTTTCTACCAGCGCTAATCTCCACTTCCCAACCCTTTCCAGCTTTACCTTTTAATATTTCAGTTCTTTCTGGTTCATTAGCACCCACATTTAATGTTGGGTCTAACATATTGTTTGGATTAGTCAGTAGTGGTCTGATTGATTGAACTGGAATAATCTTTTTACCACTTTGTTGTATAAAATGAAATTTACATTTAAGTTTACCACTATCTATATAATCTGCGTATGTTGCTCCAATATAATTTAGACACTTTTCTAAAGTGGTAATTTTTTGTGGATACTGACCCGTAATATTAGATAGTTTTACTTCTGTTCCATACTCTCTATACTTATCATCCTTTTCTGATTTACTAAATGAAGCTTCTTTTTCAGATTCATCTTCAAGAGTAAAGTTTGGTATTAACTGATAAATCTTATCAGTTTCAGCTCTCGGTTTAGTAATTATTTCAAAGTTTTCTGCCAAAGCAAAAATGGCTGCTTTCATACCAGTTCCACTATAACTCAATAATTGTTTTCCTTTATTTACTTGTTTTCCCACTTGAATAATTTCATTAAGATATTTTCCTGGGATACCAATTGAATCATCTATGATAGTAACTTGCTTTTTTGGAAGATTAATTATTACTTCTACATTTGTATTTCTGTCAAGTGTTAAAGTGTTGTCAATTAATTCTGTTATGTATTTCCACCAATCTAACTCTTGCCTAGCTAAAGCTTTATATAAACCCACGACTGGCACTGATTTTATATTACCATCTGTAATTTTCCACTTACCCATTTTTTTTGCTTCACTTCTATCATTCATTCTTTTTACTTGTCTACTCATTTTTATCTTCCTATATCCTTTAAATATTTTTCTTTTGCTTCTTCCCACGAGATGTTAATCATTCCGGAATAGAATAATTTCTCTGGTTTTATTTTGTTTTGTTCTAATAGTTTTTCATATCGTTTGATTGCTTTTCTTTTCCACCAACTATCTATATACTCTATGTCTCTGTCAAACATATTTCTGATTACAAGTTGGTCTTCATTGATTTCACTTCTTAGAAATTCTTTTCCATTTTGATATATGTTAGCAAAATAACAACCTCGTTTAAATCCGTGTTCATACTTTGCTCTCTTGATATCTAACTCTTTATATATCATTTGAATAATCTTTTGTTTAATACCTGTAACGGGTTGTCCAGTTTTAGAAGTAGTTACTTCATCATATCTTTCTCTGTTGTTATCTTTCAACCATTGATGCCATACATCATAAAATTTATCATCTGGTTTTAAACTAATCTTACCTTTGGTTTCACCAAGAGTTTTCCATTGTGGTATTCCATTATACATTGAGTGAATACCATACAAAGCAGTAGTAGATATACCGACTAATGTTTGTCCATATAGTTTCTTCCAAGTATCACGAACTACTTTTGATGTAACCATTTGTGCTACTAACTTACCACCCAACATATTGAAACCTAATGGTTGAACACAACATATTGTAGTTCCGATTGCAGTGTGATTTAGTTTACCCTCTTTAAATTTATTTTCTTTGTTCCAACCGATTAGTGTATCTCTAACTCCTAATGAAGTTACATCACTACCTAAACAAATCATACCTAATACTTTATTAGTTGATTTATCTCTAACATAAAATTTTACATTACGGCCTGGATTAGCTGTGAACTCCATTGAGTGAATTAGTCTTCTTGTGATAATCCAATCCTCGTTTGCTTTCGCATTACCTTGTTCTACTGGTTCGACGATTGGTTCTATTGAATTGATTTCTTGAATTGTAAGTTCTTTATTGAATATGTCTGTTGGTTGCCAGATAGTCTTTTCTAATCTATCAATTGTATCTGCTCTATCCATAAAGAATTGTGGGTCTTTATTGAACTCTTCCCACTTCTTCCACAAGACTGATTCTTGTACTGACATTTCTTTTAGAAAGTCCATATTGTCTATGAACTTTTGTTTCTCTGCTTCGTAATTAAACTCAGCTTCTCCGAAAAAGTTTTCAAAACTCATCTATAACCTCGTGATAATATATAGTTGTAAAGATAAAACAACAAATGCTAATATTGTTCTAATGAACTCCATTAGATGATTGTGTCGGTCAAAAAACCTTTCTATCTTATACCATACTGATTGTTTGTATTTTTTATATTCTGCTTTACTCATAATTTATATAACCTTAATATACAACATTTTTGTTCCGTTGTCAAGAACTTTTTTTAATTTGATATAAATTTTATATCCTCATTTAAATTTGCTTTCTTAATCTTAGCATCTGTAAACTTATATGGTTTGGTTCCTGGTGATTCCAAGATATCAATACGATTTACAAATCGTCTATTCATTGTATCTTTGACTTGATAGACTCCGTTCTTTCCGTCTGTTCCAGTCAATACAATAAAGTCACCATAGTCTAACCAACCACCCCAACGCTTTAATAGATTTCTACTCACCGCAACATACTTGTATTCTGATGCTTTATGTATTGTAATCTTTGTTCCGTCTGCTAATATATCTGGTGTTCTATCAGTCTGTCCTCTGACCGGGTGATACATTGTAACCACAACATCAAGTCCGTC